CTTCGTTAGTCGCAGAGTACGCAGTAGTAGTAGCGTCTAGCGTAGCTGACGACGTGTACAGAGCCAGCTTAAAGACCTGTGACGTGCCGCTGCTAAAGTCGAACGTGCCGTCAAGAATGCCGACTTTGAATGATGTTGCCATAGCTTGTGAAATAGCCATTTTTCTTTCCTCTTAAATTAACGCGGTTCTATTCTAAGCTGACCAGAACGATACATATCTTCCCGCATCTTCCCGTCACCTAAGTTCTTTAATAACGCTATAGCGTCGACGTACATCTTCTGATACAGAGCAACCATATCCGGCTCGCCCTTGATAAAGCGTATAGCCTCAACCAAAGCGCCGTTAAGCAGTGCAGAGTCAAACTCATCACCTAACCAAGTAGTTCCGGCGGTGACAATCGACTCGGGGTAGTATCCGTAGTGCAGTTCGACTTCATAGCTAGCGTCTGGCGTTGGGCCTACAATAAACGCTGTATCGTCAAACAACCCGTAGTGCTTAGGCTTGCCTGTACTTGTTGGGCCGGGGTACGCCTCACGAATAAAGTTTACGTCCTTATTCAGCAGATACTCGTAGTTTCCGTCACCGTCGATAACCGCTAAAGAGAAGGGGTAAAGAAAGTCTGTAGGGTACACCAAGTACTTATTGCTAGCCGTCAGGTTGCCCGTCTGGTTACGACGCAATGCAGGAATCTGAACAGTGTTATAAATCTTCTGCTCCGCCTGCTGAGTAAACATGGCAAGTTGGTCGTCCGTAAACGACTGCTCGCAGATGTCCTCAATATTTGTCTTCAGCTCGGTGTAGTTCACCTGCTACTCCTTAAGCCATTGGGCCTCGGGCCATAGTACCTTTAGTTGCTGCGCCTACGCCGCGAACCTTAACACCGCTAGTCTTCATGTCTTTAGGCGGTTGGTTGCAGCAATCAGCTACTGAGTACTTTACAGGCTCGTTAGGGAACTCTATCACCTTCGGGGCCTTCACGTTTGATCTTGACTTCATTTTCATTTCTGTCTCCTAGCTCGTAGTTACTGTTACGGTTCCTACGGCGCCTCTGCCTTCCAAATTGTCTGGTGTAAGTCCAAAAGGATCGTTTAGTCCTACTGGGTCCCATCCCCATTGAATATCCCTACTTGATACTAACTCCGCAGAGTCTGGGCGTGGGTTTCGCAGCGCCTGTGGGTCTTCAACCGGAAACTCACCTAACTTGTTCTGGGGCTGATCTGGGTTCCAACACTCGGGGCAAGCCTTAATGTTGGTCTTATTTCCCTTAACAATCAGCTCTTTAAGTTCTCGTAGTTTATACTGAAATCCGCAAACATCACAGATCGCAATAGCTTTTTGTCCAGACGCGTACTTGTAGCTCATGTCTACCTCACGCCATAAATACGAGGCACTAAGCTAAGTGTGGCCTTTTCCCTATCCTCACCTGCTGCTAATTCAAACTGACGCTCATACTCTGCCTGTAACATGGGGATGCGTGGCATCAAGTCTGGGTCTTTTTGCGCTATGTAATACGCAAGCCCTGCAACAAGGCAGGGCAAGAAACGGAAGTTAATATCGGGGGTTTGTACGCCCGAACCCGCGTCCTCAATACGGCGCATGCGCCAATACTTAAGAATGTAGTAAGGCTCTGCTAGCGTGCCTTGATCTGGCACAGGCCACACTGTTGCTGTTGGGTTAGCCTGCCCACGGTCTATGTAGAGCTGGATGGGGCGGCCTTGGTTGAGCTTGTTGGGGATACTGGAGTAAGTGGATACACTGATACGCGTGATGTTTAGATCAGACTGCGTAGTGACGCTTCCATTACCAGTACGGACAACGTGCTCTAATAAATCTATAGTGTCAGCGGGAAGATTGTACGTGGCGGTGCCTTGAGCAAGGTTTAGTGTGCCTTCCTCGATAGTCCACATGTTAATGCCACGGTTCTGCCACTCAATAGTCAGCAGGTTCATAGAACGACGAGCAGTGCGCAGGTCATATCCAGAACGCATTTCCCTACCGGCACGCTCCCATGCTTCTTCCGCAATCTCGGTGAAGTCTAGGTTAAACGCTGTAGTGCCAGAAGTTGCCATTATTTCTTCTTCCTTTTAAGCGGTGTTACACGCTTGGGTTTTCCCGCCGGTTGCCCTAGGCGCTTCTTCTGCGCTACTCGGGACTTCTTCTCTGCCGCTGTCATCTCACCAGAGGTCTTAGGCGTTTTACTGGAGACGCGCTTTGTGGGCCTACAGTACGGGGTTCCCCGCTTCTCGCCTTCCTTACGACCACAGGCTTTGCCAGTACGGACATCTTTCCAGTCCTCTTTAAACCAGCGCTTAAGGGCCTTGCCCTTTTCTGTCTTACGAACGGCCACTGGCTTTCTTCTTCCGACATTTGGCTATAGCGCCCGAGGCATACGCAGATGGGAAGACTTTATACGACGCCTTCACCTTGCGGTAACAATCATCTTTGACCGTACCGCCTTTCTTAAACGTAATGGGCTTCATTTTGCCCATGCCTCGACACTTCATCATACCATGCGACCTTTAGTGTGGCCCTTCATGCAAGCGCCATCACCGCGTGTTACGCCGCCTTTCTTGTAACCTTTGACCTTACCGCCCATGGCCATCTTGCCTTTACCGTCAGCCGCGTAGAATGGGACTTTCTTACCGCCCTTTTCTACCATTTCCAGTGAGCCGCCAGCTTTGTAGCCTTTACCAGCACCCATAGCCATGCCGCCCTTCGCCATTCTCTTAGTTCCGCAACCAGCCATACCGCCACTCCTAAACTTACGGCCTTTGTCGGCCTCTACATAATCTTTACCCACGCTTTGTGGGATTCCGACCTGCTTAGCAAACTTGGGGTTATTCGCCACCGCTGCCATCAGGTTGTGCTGTTTCTTGCTCTTGCTTGGCATCTTTCTTCCCGCCTTTGATGCTGACTAAAGTAGGTTTAGCTTCTCCAGTCTCCTCAGTCTCTTCTTCATGAAAAGCCTGTAGTGCAAACGCAAACTCTAAAATCTCTTCTGGTGACCAACGTCCCTTAGAGTAACTCAGAACGGCTAATGAAACATCTACCATTGAGTACTCTAAGTCTTTCATTTAGTTACCATTTTACCTTGTCGGCCCAGTACGCTGCGCTCATTTTACCCTTGGCGATGTTCTTGCCGTGGCGGGATTTAAACGATTTGCGCTTGGCTTTCATCTTAGCAGATTCGCCCGCTTTGGGTTTACCCGCAGTAGAAGCACCTTGCTCACCGAAACGAATAACTTTCTCCTTCCCACCTTCGCAAGCCTTAACTACATGAGACTTTTTAGGGTGAGACGGAGTCCGTTTAGGCTTATTACAAGCCATCGCTTTCTTGTCAACTTGCTTAGCCATTAGCTGTAGAACACCGTCATTGCAGCAATATTAGTCAGCAGAGTGATTGTTACGTCACTTGCACACCGAATGCCGTAGTCTGGGATGTTAATGGAGTGCGAGTCATCTGTGGCAAAGTCAATGTCCAATACCGTACGGCCACCAGCACCGTCAGTAATGGTTAATCGACCAGCACCAACATTACTAGTTAGCACTTGCACTTGGCGTATACGAGCGGGGCCAACCCCTAAGCTACCAGTACCTCCGGCAGCAACCCGTTTGGTTTGGATATCTGAACTAGACATAGGTCTCTCCTCTAGTTAAGTCTAAAGGTTAGCCTGCTGAAATAGATAGAGTAACACCGTCAAGCCAGATAGCGCCCGCAACACCCGGATCAGAAGTAGGGATTACGATTACGTTAGCAGTGCCAGTAGCAGTGATGTTGCCTGTAGTAGTTACAGTGCCTTGAAAGCCGTTAGTCGAGATGACCGGACCTGTGAAAGTAGTATTCGCCATTTTGAGAATCCTCACATGCGAGTTAATTTTGGGGTGTACCTGTCTGCATGTCGTCAGCCGGGACTGTCAGATACACCGGATGACCCCGGTATAGTTACTATATACCATTTCGGAGGTAAGTACACAATACTTAAGCAAAAAAAGACCCGCCTGTGGGAGCGGGTCAAGTCTCAAGGGGAACAAACAGTTTCACAGTATCACTTAATGCGGGTCTCGTAAATATTCTTTATCCACCACATGAACATATCTTCGCTAAGGGTGTGTTTCATAGTATTTATCCGGGCAGCGACTAGCTGTGCGTTTTCGCGTACGTAAGGGCCATTGGGGTTTATCCGGTCTATCGAGGCGTTGAAGTCTTTTTGTTTCCTATCGCCGTAGGTGCCGTCTCTTTGATGGGTCATCAGAACCCCGGACAACGCGCATCTGCCATCCTGTATTTCCCACAAATCAATAAGGTCTTCCGTGGTCAGTTCGTAATCAACACCCTGTTTAGCGCGTCCGGATTTTAACTGCGTATTTAGTACTCGTAGATAGGATTCGGGGGTGGCAGAGGTCTTTCTTGCTCTTTGTAGGGTAACGCATTGCTGACACACGCCACGAACAAAACCTTCTTTAAAGTGCTCGAACTGGGACAGCAGTTTAGTTTTGTTGCACGAAGTGCAGATTCGAGAGCCTTGTGACTCTGGCTTTACTTTAGTTTGTCTGGGCATAGCTACTATCTTCACACAAAAGAAAGGGGGCCGTAGCCCCCAATCCTAACACCTTTTTGCTTATTAAGCGCCGGGTGAACCGAAGATGCCCAGTGGGTCAGATACGCCGAAGCTGTATCGCTCACGAGCCTTATATCGGCTGTTACCTGTGTCGAAGTCTGCGTCCATGCTAGTTTGCATAGGTGAGCGGACAAAGTGCTTCAGGCCGTTAGGTACGTCAGTCATCAAGAACCACGCATTGGTGTCAGTCAGGTAGTTATTTACTGTATAACCACCGGGGATTGCACCGTTGTTGCGGATTGCGTTGATGTCGTTGTCTGCTGTAGACACACGAAGCTCAGTATCCAACAGGCGCGTTGCAACGAATTGCAGGCTTGGTGGAATTACAAGCTTAGAAGGCTTAGCAGCGATAAGGAGACCACGCTCATCAGTCCAACCAGCGATCTGGATAACGGCAGCTTCGAGTGAAGTTTCGTTAAGATCGGCTGCAACAGCAGGACGGTTTGAGTTAGTTCCACCAGAAACTAGTGGGTGGTCAGTCGCACACAAAGTCTTGCCGTCGCCGTAGGTAGTACCAGCAGCGAAAGCGTTGTTGAGGATGCTAGCACCCTTAACTTGCTTAGTGTAAGCCATCGCACGTGCAAGTGCCTTCGTGTAACGTGAAGAGAGTGAATCGTAGAGGTTGTCTTCGATTGCTTCTTCAGTCAACGAGAAGCCCATTGCAACTGTCTCGTGAGTGTAACGAGCAGTCCACGCTTCTTGCGCGTTGTCATATTCGATGGCAGAACCTTCACCCTTAACAGGTGCAGAGCCAAAGCCAGACAACTTAGTTTCTTCTTCGAAAGAACGGTCAGAAGACTCAGTCTCGAAGATTTCAGCAGCCTCGTCACCATACTTCGCGTATTCGAGACCAAAGAGGGCGTTTAGACCCGGTAGTAGCTCCTTAAGGAGTTGCGCTCTTGAAATAGCCATTAGTCAATACTCCTTATATACCGACGTTGTTGGTCATTTGATGACCGCCGGGGTTGAACTTAACCAAAATATCTGGGTTTGACTCAGTCAAATCAGATACGGCAGCGACAACACGGAAGGCGGCAGCCGCAGTCTGAGTAGCACCAACTACAGCAGACGTTGAGTTACCTGTAGCCGTATCACCAGTAGAAGTAGACTGAGCCGCAGCAAAGTATACGTTCGCACCGATGTCAGACTGATCCATAGCAGCATCAGCTTGCGCTTGGAAAAGTACGTTTGGATCGTCAACTACGTAAGCTTTGATAGCTCCGCCATTAGCAGTACCACTTGGGTAATACTGAGCGAAGATAGTCTGGCCTTGGGCATTGACGTATTCACAACCAACAAAAACGCCGATTGCGCCTACACCACTAGTTCCACTGATGGAGTTAGTAGTTAGGTCAGCGCCTGTGCCAGTAGCTAGCGCGATGTAACCATCTGCACCAATAATAACGACTTGGCCGTAGAACAGGTTAGTCGCTTCCCCAGCAGGGTCGATTAGGTACTGAGACGTTGCGCCCGCGTAGGGCATTCCGTCAGCACGTTTTACGGGTTTTAGACCGTAAGGGGTTGAAGATGTAGCCATTGTAATAGCTCCTAAAAATTAATTTCCACTGCCGAAAGTAACCTTCGTTTTCCTATTATTAAAGATAGGCATACGAGGATCGTTTTCGCGCATTAGGTTATTGTCTACAGAATGTATCTGAGATTCCGCCTGATTTTGGTAGAACTCAGTACGTTCCTCGACAAGTTCTTCTGGGGCCTTACATAGCATCAAGCCACCGACAATGACATTGTCCTTAAACCGCGCATCAGCGACAGCGTCAGTAAATATCTCGGGATGGTCTTGTGCACGTACAGGTTCCCAGCCTTCTCGTAACTTTGCGGAAACATTAGTCGCGTCAGATTGACCGTTAGTAGCAATACGAACCCAGTGATAGGTATAGCCGTCTTCAGGA